TGTGCAGTTGTTGCTCCTACGGCAGGGGACTTGCGTAGAGTTTGTTTTGGTGGTCCTAGTGGTTTGGTTAATATAATTCCAAAAGAATGTTTATCTGAGTCAAAAGACATTAAAGGTTATTCATCAAGCATGAGTGAAATAAGACTACACAACGGCTCAAAAATAGTAGGTTATGCTGCATCAGAGCCTGACAGGTTAAGGGGACCTCAGTTTCATAGAGCATGGTGTGATGAAGTGGCAGCTTGGAGATACCCTGAAGCTTTTGATCAGTTGATGTTTGGATTAAGGCTAGGCGACAATCCACAATGTATTATCACAACTACCCCTAAACCAACTAAAATTATAAGAGACTTGGTTGCAAGAGAAGATGTTGCAGTTACCACAGGTAGCACTTTTGAGAATGAAGCTAATTTAGCAGATAGTGCATTGGCTATGCTCAGAGAGAAATATGAAGGAACAACATTAGGTAGACAAGAACTATATGCAGAAATAATAGAGAATCTTGAGGGTGCTTTATGGACAAGTTCGCTTATAGATGAAGCCAGACTACCTGAAGATACTGAAAAAGAACTCAAACAAATTATAGTAGCCATTGACCCTGCTGTTACAAATAATGAAGACTCTGATGAGACAGGCATAGTTGTAGTTGGCAAAGACCACAATAATGAGTATTATGTACTTGAGGATGCAACAGGCAAATATTCGCCTGATGCTTGGGCAAAAAAAGCCATAAATTGCTATTATGAGTGGGATGCAGATAGAATAGTAGCAGAAACAAATAATGGTGGCGATTTGGTGGAAAGACTATTGAGGGGTATGGATTTAAACATACCTTACAGGTCTGTAAGAGCAACAAGAGGTAAGCTTTTAAGAGCAGAACCTATTGCAGCACTTTATGAGCAAAGGCGAGTTCATCATATAGGTTATTTTCCCGAGTTGGAATCACAAATGTGTAGCTATATAGGAGAAACTAGACCGAGTCCTGATAGATTAGATGCATTAGTTTGGGGTATAACTGAACTAAGCAGATCAAAAGGTGATGTAAACTGGAGAATAAGCTAATGGCAGATCAAACATTTTTTCAAAGACTGTTTAACAGCAAACCTGTTGAGCAAAAAAATTCAAACATGATGGGTTACTTTGGTGTTGGCACTGAAGAAGCAAAGACCTACAAATACCAAGACCTTGCAAAAGAAGGCTACTTAAAGAACGCTATTGTTTATAGATGCGTTAATGAGATAAGTAAAGGTGCAAGTGCTGTTCCTTTTGTTCTTAAAGCAGGCGATCAAATCATAGAAGAACATCCCTTGATTGATCTTCTTATGCGACCTAACCCATTGCAATCTTACACTGAGTTCTTTAGCAGTTTGTTTGGATATGTGTTGTTAAGTGGTAACGCTTACATCCTTAAGACTGGTAGCGACATGGGTGCACCAAAAGAACTGCATCAATTAAGACCTGATCGCATAAACATTAAAGGTAGTGGTAAGCCTATACCTGAAAAGTATGAATACATGGTCAATGGTAGAGTTGCAAACACTTACATGATTGATCAAGAAAACGGATTCAGCGAACTAAAACATATTAAGTTATGGAATCCTTTAGATGACTACTATGGTTTAAGTCCTATGAGTGCTGCAGCAGTTGAGGTAGATCAGTTCAATATGTCTAGCAAGCACAATGTAAATCTTTTGCAAAACGGTGCAAGACCAAGTGGAGCAGTTATATTTAAACCACAAGATGATGCAGGCTTCGCAGTTAATCTAAGTGAATCACAGAGACAACAAATTATCACTGATATGAATAATAGGTTTACTGGCGCAAACAACGCAGGCAGACCAATGTTGTTAGAGGGTGACTTTGACTGGAAAGAAATGGGTTTAAGTCCAAAGGATATGGATTTTGCAAACTTAAAACATATGAGTGCGACAGACATTGCTTTATGCTTTGGTGTACCTAGCCAGTTAGTAGGTGTTCCTGACAGTCAAACATATTCTAATGTTGCAGAAGCAAGACTTGCTTTGTATGAAGAAACAATCATTCCACACCTAAGGAAGATATCATCAGACCTTAATGAGTGGTTAGTGCCATTGTTTGATGATCGTCTTGAATTAGAGTTTGATATTGATTCTATTCCAGCATTGTCAGAGAGAGTTAGAAAAACTTATGAGAATGTTACCTCTGCTGTAAGAGAGGGAATAATGACAAGAAATGAAGCTAGAGAACAAATCGGTCTAGAACCATTAGATGGTGCAGATGATTTATATATATCAGCTAACTTATTTCCGCTTGGTGACGAAGGTGTAGAGAAGCCTGAGAACCCAATCAACGAAGAAGATTTAGAAGATTATGATGATGATGAAACAGATAAAGCCATCATGGATTTATTAGAAGAAGAAAAGGCTTTGGCTGATATAGATACAGTTCCAACTAATTCTATGGCAGAAGAAGCTGCTAGAGGTTTAGAATGGAGAAGGAAATATAAGCGAGGTGGAACGACAGTTGGAGTTGCAAGGGCAAACCAGTTAATGAACAAAGAAAGGCTTTCTATAGACACAGTTAAAAGAATGTACAGTTTTTTCTCAAGACATGAAGTTGATAAACAAGCAGAAGGATTTAGTCAAGGTGAAAAAGGCTACCCAAGTGCAGGAAGAATTGCATGGGCATTATGGGGGGGAAATTCAGGCTTTTCATGGTCAAGAAAAGTTAGAAACCAAATAGAAAGAGAAGAAGGAAAAAAAGCACAAGCCGACGATCTTAAAATTGGAGATATGGTTTCATGGGACTCAAGTGGTGGCAGAGCAAGAGGTAAGATTACTAGGATTGTAAGAAATGGTAAGTTGCCAGTTCCTGACACAGACTTTACTTTAAATGCTACTGAAGATAACCCTGCTGCACTTATAAGGGTTTACCAAGGTGGAGAACCATCAGATGTTATAGTCGGTCATAGGTTCGCCACTCTTAGAAAACTGTAATGCGATTAAATCGCAAAAGGATTAACACCTTTAGACAGGGCAGAATAAATGCTCGGCTTGAAGCTAGAAGGCAATTAATCTTAAGAAATAATCTTGAAAAAAGATTGTTCAGAAACCTCAACACGCTTTTCAGAAAATTTGTTAATGTTCATATGCACTTATACAAACAATATGGTATTTATGAGCCTACAACTGCTGTGCAATCACTTAATGAAGATTTTTATCCGTTGATGCTGTCTCAATATAAAAAAATATTTCAAGCTGTTTATAAAGAAAATGAAGGTAAATATGAAGTTATGCGTAAGGCAGAAGAAGCTTTTGTATTTGGTAGAAGCGTAGACTTTGAGGCTGTAGTTAATCAATATTTTACAGGCAGGCAATTGATCTTAGCTGGTATTACAGAAAGAATGGCTACAAGAATTGGCAATTTGATAGAACAAGGCAGAGCAGACAATCTAACATTGCCACAGATAGCTAAACTGGTATCAGATAAGTTTCTACCAATCAGCAGAAGTCGTGCAGCACTTATAGCTAGAACTGAAACCCATAACGCAGCATCTTTCGCAAACCATGCCTACCATTCAACAGTAGAAAAAGACTTGGGGATAAAAATGTTGAAAAAATGGGTAGCTACCAACGATGCTAGAACAAGATCAACACACTCACAGGCTAGTGGACAAACTGTTGATATGTCAGAAGATTTTATAGTTGGTGGTGTTCCAATGGGATACGCAGGAGACTCAAAGGGTGGTGCGAAAAATGTAATTAACTGTAGGTGTGTAATAATTTATGCAGACGAAAGAGACTTATGAGCAATGGTAGTTTTTCAGTTCCGAAGATAACTACCAACTCCTTTAACAGCAACATAACTATCGGTTGTTATAGTGCCTGTCAACACTTGTTCAAGGTGCTTTCCTCCAAGAACGTGACTACTCTACCTAGCAGTCCGTAAGCCTAGCGATACAGTGGGGGGAGCTTACATCCCCACAAACCTAGGATTTTTTAAAGATCAAGCTTATTTGCCAATACGAAGTTCCGAACAGTAATTAATTCATATTCATTTATTTCACACACATTAGCAACTCTTATAATACAATCACCGATCCAATACCAACCAGTTTCCTTGCTTTCAAAAATATCATCAGGTGTAAATATATGCCCTTTATATTTTGATAGTATAGCTCTTTCTAAAGTTGGCTCATCTGCATTCTCTTTAAAAATATAATAATCATCTTCACAATAAGCGTAACGTTCACTGAGTGTTTCAGCACATTGTTCTTCCATAGTTATCCATTTCATTATTTCCACCATTTAGGTTTAGACGTACCTTTTTCCCATTTTGCATAATGCTTTTCATTAATGCAGTAATTTCTATATGCAATAATTGGATTATCATTTTTGTATTTTTCAGGCATAGCTTGTGCAATTGGAGACATAACAGGTGATGCATCTATATTCTCAGGATGAGGTTCTAATGCCTTACTTAGCTTACTTAGACTTGCATGAACTTTACCGTAGCGATATGTGTACTCCTCACCAAGAGCAATAAAATGTCTGTATAACCATGAGTAGTTAATAACACATTGTCTTGCCCAAATCGTACATGGGTGATTAACGAAGGCTTGTTTATAAAGACCTACAGAATCTGCATAAGAATCACCATCTAAAACTCTATGTGCTGTAGATAACATTTGAGCAGTTTCAAGTGGCATCTTAACTAGCATCTTATCAGGTTGTGCTATAGCAGACTTAACAGGGCATTTATCAAAATAAAATATATTCATTTTTGCACCTCGTTGTAAATAAATCCGTTGATGTCAAAATTATCAATCACGACTGTATCACCCCAAGTCTCATAAATTTTTTCACCATGTCTGCCGTTTCCCATGGGTACTAAAAAATAAAACTTGTCATTAATAAGGTCATGTAACACATCACCACTAGATGTGCTTCTTTTACCCTCAGGGTGCCAAGATTCATCTATGTTTTGTGTTTCTGCAAATGCTTCGGATAAACTTTCCGTATGTATACAAGCAACTCTTGTATATGGAAGTTCATTATTGCCTTTAATTGAATGGTATATATCAAACATTAGTTACACACCTCTACTTTATCAATAACAATATTAGTCGTGTCCATGCTAAATGGTCTTGGGTCAACTTTTGCTTTTTCTATTGCTTCTGCTTCTGAGTAGGCACTAATTACTGATGTTATTTTAACTGTGTGTGTTGTAGTAATTATGTATCTTTTAAATTCTTTTAAGTTTTTCATTTTATCCTTGTTTAATTAATTTATAAGATCATTATTGCTCATTTCTATATAAATGTAAACCCTTTTTGGAATATATATATAATTATTTTATTACATCTATATCTTGTAGTCTTTCTACCCTTTATGTACTATATGTAGAATATGCCTATACCAAAACCTAAAAGTGATGAAAGTAGGCTAGACTTTTTAAAAAGATGCATGGGAGATGACACTATGACAAGCGAGTATACGGATTCCGACCAACGCCTTGCTGTCTGTACTAATCAGTACGATTCTAACAAAGAAGATTCTATAGAGAATGATGAAAAGCATATAAGAGCAGTAGAAGAAACTGATGACTCTTATATTATTGAATTTGGCAAATCTAAGCCTGATTCAGAAGAAACTGTAGATGAAATGGCTTCTGAAAAAGAAGTAGAGAAAGAATCTATAGAAATCAAATCAAGCATCAAAGCTTATCATGACGAAGATGAAGATAAAAATTATGGCACATTTGAAGGCTATGGTTCTGTCTTTGGAAATAAAGACTTAGGCAATGATGTTATTGAAGCAGGTGCATTCGCTAAATCATTAAAGAAAAGAAAACCACAAAATGTAAAACTCTTATATCAACACAAGTCAGATATGCCTATCG